GAAATTGAGCCTATCGACAGAAGCGATTCTAGTAATAAGTATCTAGACGATATAGATGCTACAGGTTGCTAGTGGCTAAGACAACAGGAGATATATGGACGACGGCGAGCCGAGTCAGTTATACAAAACACTACTATTAGAACAAGAATACAACCCCTCACAAGCAGTAGCAGTTCTAATAGCATATTACAGAATGAGTGAGGAAGAGGCTAATTTGGTATCAAGAAACTACCACTTTAGATTGGGAGAGTTAAAACATGGCACAGCCAAGTGAACAATTTCAAGGTGACATGAGCCGAAATGAGGTCGAAATTGACCTTAACAAATTCATGGCAATGGTTTCCGAAATAGGAGAGTTAAAACAAACTATTATGGAAATGGAGAACGAGAGAGAACCTGATAATCCGTGGCAAAAATGGATATGGTTATCTAATATGATAGACGCATGGAGAATATTCCCTAGAGCATTTTTAGGTGTTTATATGTTTTTGCTCTATTACTGTACTATGTGGTTTATGGATTTACCAGACCCTAGTCTTGAACAATCAGGACTTATATCAATAGTAGTAGGAGCAGGCGCAGCTTGGTTCGGACTCTACGCGGGAACAGCAAAAGATAAGATTAATAGCAAAGGATAGTGGTTTTAAAGGCATAGTGAAAGAGAAAATACTATGGTTAGTTATAATAACAGCAGTACTAGGACTAGTTGCACTACCAATATTATATCCAAATCCACACTTACATCAATTTCACTCGCCGCCACAACCTTATAACTACCCCTATACACCACAACTAAAAATAGTTCTTGACACGGCACTTATTTTTTAGTATAATATAGTAATGAAAAAAGTTAAATTTAGATTACGAGACGATTTAACAGTAACTTTTCCACCACATTGGTCGGAAAAACAAATGGACATTTGGCTTGCCAAATGGAAGAAAAACAATAATAAATTACATTAGGAGGCTCTGTGATAACAGACGAACAAGCTAGATTAAACGAATACGGAAAATTTGTAAAATCTACAACATCATTAGAAAGTTTAAGCACACTTATGTTAGTAGAAAGACTAATGGAGTTGCATGTACACACTCAAGCAGAATTTTCACAACTCTTAACAGCATCTATCGGCATGCAGGCCGAATCTGGAGAATTTTCCGAAGTTATCAAGAAGATAGTATTTCAAGGAAAAGAATTTACCGAAGAAGCAAGATTTCATCTCATGCGCGAGCTTGGAGATGTGCTTTGGTATTGGGTTCAAGGCTGCACAGCACTAGGGTACACACCTCAACAAGTAATGGAAGAAAATATCAAAAAATTGGAAAGTAGGTATCCTAATGGCTTTGAAGTAGTTAGAAGTGAAATTAGAGCAGAAGGAGATATATGAATTTTTTAGACATATTTTTATTTCCATTTACCATATTTGAGTATATATTCTCACTTATGGCATGGTTATTTCTAGTATCATGGGTAATGATGACAGATTGGTATTTTGAAATCAGCAATACATTATCAGAAAGATACCGAGAATTAAGAAATAGAAAAAAATGAACTATGAATTTTTAAATTTAAAAACGAAAAAAATGAACTACGAATTTAAAGAAGATAAGGTATTAGAATCTTTAAAAGAGTACATAGATGCAACATATGAAAAGCACTATGGCTCAGGTAAGTTTCAAGCAACTGAAGTTATCTTTGACGCACAACATGGAGAAGGTTTCTGTATAGGAAACATTATGAAGTATGCACAAAGATATGGAAAGAAAAATGGTTATGATGAAAAAGACCTATTTAAGATAATTCATTATGCAATTATTTTAATTGGACAACGAATAAAAGCAAAAGAAGAAGATATAGAATACGACAGACAAATTAATTATGATGCAGACTAATGGCAACTAGAGGAATAAGAAAGAAAGCAGGAGAGAAACTAGACGAGGCAAACCTTACTAGAGTATCAGCATTACTTAATCAAGATAATCCGATAACAAAAAAGGAAGCCTGTGAAATGCTAAATATAAGTTATAATACTACAAGATTGGGTAGAATATTAGACGAATTTAATGAAACAGTATCTTTTCGAGAAGTAAGAAAATCTCAAAATAGAGGCAAGAAAGCCACAACTTTAGAGATTAAAGAAGCTATTGAATCTTATTTAAATGGTGAAACAGTATCGGATATATCAAAAAGATTATTTAGAAGCACTACTTTTGTTAAGAACATATTAGACAGAGTAGGAGTACCAGAAAAACTACCTAAAACAAAACGAAAAGGCCCAGCCTACTTACCAGATGAATGTGTAAGTGAATATTTTGAAGAAGGAGAAAAAGTTTGGTCAGCAAGTTATCACGCTCCAGCTATAATTAAAAAAGAATATACTAAGGAGTACCAAAATGCAAATGCAGGTATTCAGTATGTAAACTATGAAGAAAAATATGGCTGTAGTTTATATAGTATTTGGGTAATTGAAGGAGATACTGAATGGAGTGACCATTTTGGTTATATGACAGGAGGATTCAACGCACATCAATTAGCCTACGACTTAGGAAGTTTAAAGCATTTAGAGGAATACGGCGTTAAACTCTAATAAAGGAGAAGTTATGGGACTATGGACAGTCATAGTTTCTGCATATGTCAGTACTTGGATTATGATGATTTTTCGTACATGGTCTATTAGTATGTATATGATAGAAAAGAAACAGCCAGAAAATTTAATGATAAAGTACAGAAATCTGGCTTTTCTTACTTATATATTTTGTATGATACCATTAGTACCATTCATACCTCATATAGTAGTAAGTAATAGAGCTCGAAGGAATTTCTGTATAGCATATGTAAACACAGTAACAAAGGAAGAAAAATGAGAGACCAAATAAAAGACGCCCTTATAATGGGCTATCAAGGTGAAATAGCTAGGGCTAATGCAAATATAGAAGTATATATGAGAAAGCCTGTAGGTATTGGAGAACACCCAGATATACTAGCTGCAATAGATTCTGAAATAGAAAAAGCAGCACACGCTCAAGAAAAACTTGAGTATGTCGAAAACGACCTAGAATAATGATACATTCTAAAGAACAAGTAAAGAACAAACTAAATGGGTTAAGAACTTATTTAAAGATGAATTTCGGACAACCTCTAACTCAAGATAAAATTGACCAATGTAATCAATTTATTACTGAAATAGAAGCTGAATTTAACTCCAAAAAATAGTTCTTGACTCAGCACTCAAAATTTAGTATAATATGAGTGATAGATTTTATTTTCAACAACAAACAAGGAGAAGAAAAATGGCATGGACTGATGAAAGCAAAGCCGAAGCCGTTGAGCTGTACACAAGCGAAGATCCAACTCCAGAAACAAGTATGGAGATTGTTAAAGATATAGCTGACACTTTAGGAGAAAGTCCTAACGGGGTTAGAATGATTTTAACAAAAGCTGGTGTATATGTGAAAAAAGCTCCTGCAACTAGTTCCGCTAAATCAAGTGGTGGCGGAGGTAGAGTAAGCAAAGCAGACTCACAGCAAACTTTAAAAGATGCTTTGAGTGATGCTGGACAAGATATTGATGATGACATCATTGATAAATTGACTGGTAAAGCTGCTGTTTATTTTGCAGGTGTTATCAACACTATAAATAACTAATTATACTACCGTTACTAAGAAGAAAGAGTTTTCTTAATAGTAATGGAGTATATTAGTGAAAAAAGACGAGTTCAAAAACTCAGTTAAAAGCTGTGGTGACGCAGTTATTACATACAGAAGTACAAATTCTCGAAAAATTAAATATAATGTCTGTACCCTAGACTTTGACAATAGATATATTCAAAATAAAAAGAATAGAGCCAGAGAGGCTAATGATACAGTTCTTTTATTTTGTTGGGATACCGATTCGTATAGGTTATTAAAACCTAAAGATGTTACAAGTATTGTTCCTTTAAGTTCAATACTAAAGAACAAATGAAGATATACGAAGCCCCAGAAGTATATACAAAGTTAATTCATGAAAATGCTGAGGGTACAGAGCAGGTTAGATTAACTATAAATGAATTTCGAGATACAGAGTATTTACATCTTAGAAAATACTACTTAGACTTTGATGGAGATTTTAAACCTACGAAGGACGGCGTAGCTATGCCTATCGATTTTGAAAACTCCAAAGCATTATTTGAGGGATTAGTAGAAATTTTATCCCTAGCAGAAAGTAAGAATATCTTAGAAACTCACTTTAAAGATATTTTAGATAAAATTTACCTTACCTGAATTTATTTCTTGACTTTACATTTCAAATTTGTTATAATATAACAATGGAAAATGTAAAAGCACTATTAAGGCGAGCAGCAATGGCATATTACAATGGTAAACCATTTATGTCAGATGAAGAATTTGATAGACTTGCAGAGTTATCTAACTTTGAAGAAGTCGGAAGTGCTGATGGCAGATTTCCCCACACATATCGTATGTATTCATTACAGAAAATTTTTGATAATGAACATTATGATAAAAACCCCTTTCAATCATATAAAAAACCAGTCGTGGTTAGTCCTAAAATGGACGGTGCAGCGGTGGCTTTAACTTATTTAGAAGGGGAGTTACATAAAGTTTTAACAAGAGGAGATGGTAAGAAAGGACTAGATGTTACACATTTAGTAAAACACTTAGTGCCAAACAGAGTTACTTTTCCAGTACCAAAACTACTACAAGTAACTGGGGAAATAGTTGCTCCAAAAACTATTAAGAACTCAAGAAACTATGCTGCCGGAGCGCTTAATTTGAAAGATGAGGAAGAGTTTCAAACTAGAGACCTTCACTTTATTTCATACAACGCTGAGCCTTACTTAGCAGAAAGTTTTTCAGAGTCTATGTCTGTGCTAAAAACCTCAATGGGATTTAGCACAGTACTAGATTCAGATTGGAATGAGTATCCACAAGATGGCTTAGTATTTAGAATAGATAGTTACCAAGATTTTGATGTATTTGGACATACTTCACACCACCCCAGAGGAGCATATGCTCTTAAACGAATACAGAAAGGAGTTATAACAACTCTAGTACATGTTAAATGGACTGTGGGAAAATCAGGAGTAGTTGCTCCAGTAGCTATTCTAAAACCAGTAGAGATTGATGACGCGAAAATAAGTAGAGCAACTTTACATAATATAAAATTTATTAAAGACTTAGGCTTAGAAATTGGTTGTCAAGTAGAAGTAATAAGAAGTGGGGAAATTATCCCCAGAATAGTAAGGAGAGTAGATTAATGGCAAATCATGTATATTTTAATATAGAGGTTAGCACAAAAAGCCCAAATGTAGAAGTAGCTTTTAAAAATGTAATGGTAATGGAAGAATATGAAAGACAGCTATTTAATAGTGATGAAACTTATAAAGTAGAAGAACTAATAGATATTGATAAACTTGCATTTATGCCGAGAGGTGAATATGACAAGGACGACTGGCTAGAAAATTCCTACGACTATTATGTAGATAATGTAGGAGCTAAGTGGTGTAATATTGATTATGTAGACCATGATAGTCTTTTCTTTTCAGGGTATTCTGCTTGGTCACCCCCTATTACACTAATAGAAAACTTACAAAATTACCTAGAAGGTTATGGAGAAGTTGATATAAGAATGACTTATGAAGATGAAGGTTGGTGTTTTGTCGGAGTGGCAGATGGAAGAGGCGAATATGAAGAGCTTGATGATGGAGAGATACTCCAACCCTTAAGAGATGAATTAGGGATAGAAGAATTACCAGATGATTGGGAATCTAACGAAGAAATTGCAGATAAACTTGATTACGACCCCAGAGAATGGGTGCAGAATGAATTTGAAATGTGGTTTGAAAGAGTAGAATTATAATGCAAGGGCCACACATTATGATAGGAAGGCAGATTTTATTTAAAAATTTAATAAAGAAAAGAATGAACACATATCAGTTAATAGCATATACATTTTTAGTACTATTCATAGGATTCCTCATGGGATACTATGCATAGTGGCTGGTGTATATAACGAAACTTATTTCCGTAACCACCCCGAAGAGATGGAAAAAGAGGGTGTCTTATACGGAATTGTCCTAGTAAACAGAAAAACATTTGAACGAGAGTGTATCAAAGTAGGAATCGCTTCAGGGAAGGACTGGAGACATATTGTAAAGCGTAGCAGAGGTTTTAAAGGGTACGATATCCGTATTCAAAGAACTTGGACTGATACCCTTTATCATGTGTGGATACAAGAACAGTACCTACATGAAATTTATCAAGATGATAAGTACCAGCCAAAAATTAAGTTTGGAGGTCAT